GCTATTACGCCAACGTTTTCTAATACTACCAACACTGTCACTAATGCTAGTGAAATGGCTAATTTGGATTCAATGGCATCTGGTGGTACTGGTGGGATCATTCCTGGTGTTGGTAACCTAGCTAATGAGGCATTGGGTGGCGTCGGTAATATTCTTACAAACACGGTTGGTGCGATCGGTGGTGGAGTTTCCACTGCGTTATCTGCTGTAACCAGTTTAGCAACTGGTGATATTTCTGGATTTGCTAGTCAGTTATCGAAAGCGGCTGGTAACTTGAATGATCTACTAAGTATGAAGCGAAGTTCCAATTTACCATCTGGTGCAGAATTGTTTGCGGAGCAACGAGCGACTGTTCTTGTATCACCCGGAACAGAGAACGATTGGCGTGTACGAATCGATGCACCGTGGGAACAGTTTAATTCTCCTTTATTCAGTAAACATCTGGAAAATACTGGAGGGGTTGTTTGGCCATATCTACCGAATATAACAGTAGCCTCAAAAGCAAATTATTCAAATCCTGATATAACACATAGCAATTATGCAATACAAGCATATAAAAATAGCCAAGTGGAAGATATTCAAATTTCAGGTGAGTTCACCTGTGAAACAGAAACAGATGCACAATATTGGTTAGCCGCCACGACTTTCTTTAAAACAGCTACCAAGATGTTTTTTGGACAAGGTGCACATGCCGGTAACCCACCTGTGGTATGTTGGTTATCTGGGTATGGACCAGGGGTATTCAATCGAGTCCCTGTTGTCATCAAATCATTTAGTGTAGAACTAAAAGATTCGGTAAATTACATTCGTTGTAATTCTGAGAGCGGTGGAGCACCTACTTGGGTTCCAATTATTAGCACCGTGACTGTTACGGTTAGTCCAATATATAACAGAACAACGATTCGTCAATTCAGTCTAACTGATTACGCAAAAGGTAATTTAACAACAAATGGAGTAGGATTCTTATAATGGCAACATATTCAAACTTATCGCCTTGGTATGCAACTCCACAAAATAACTTATACCTAGATTTAATGGTTATGAGACCGGTTCCTGCAGAAGCAGACGACCATGTTTATTCTATTGAGCAGCAATATCGGCATCGACCGGACTTATTAGCATACGATTTGTATGGCACACCAAAACTATGGTGGGTGTTTGTTCAGAGAAACCTGAGTACAATCAAAGATCCAATTTATGATTTCGAAACAGGTGTTTCGATATATCTACCAAAGAAAAGCAATTTAATGAAATACTTAGGTTTATAACATGGCAGAAGCTATCACAATTCCGTTACAAGAACCTGGTTCTACTATAACAATGACCCAAATGACTAGGGTTGGTACTGGTACAATCCCAGTACCTGCTAATATCACGCAGGGTATTGCCAATAGAATTACTCCAGAATTTGAATCAACGAAAACTCAAGACCATAAGGCTACATCAAAAGCAACTGAATTACCTAATGTATTTCCAAATATACTTGAAAACTTTGCAACAATTAATCATTTGTTCACATTTGCGTGTTTAACTAAAGAACAGCACAATGACCCAGCATCCTATCGGAATAACCCCGGTGATTTGGAAAAGATGCCAGCTGGTAAAGGATTGATTGTGTTTGCATCGGCTGGTAGATATGACGCTGGAAGAGTGCATACTTATCACGGAACTCCAGAGTATTTTGTGGATAACTTTATCATCAATAATGTAATATCTTCTGGACCGCAGAACGGTGTTTCACCGGCTGCTAATTTTACGTTTGATGTTTATGAACCGTATTCGTTGGGTATTTTATTAGAAAGTATGCAGAATGCTGCAGTGAAAGCAGGGTATTCTAGCTACGGAGAAGCACCGTTTTTGATGAGGATTGATTTTCAGGGATATGGTGACGATGGTACCGAATTGAGTCTTATAAAAAGTAAGTATTTTCCAATTCGATTGACTACAGTTAAGTTCAAGGCAAACGAAGCTGGTAGTACATATAAAGTTACTGCAGTTCCTTATAATCATATTGGATTTAGTGGACTTTATAATACGTTGTATACGGATGTAAAGTTAGTTGCTGCAAAAGAATCATCGGTGGCGGAATTATTGAAAACAGGTGAAGGTAGTTTAGTAAATTATCTAAATGAGCTAGAGGCAAGTGCTGTTAAAAATGGGCAACGTAAGATAAAGAACATATTTGATATACAGTTCCCACCAAAATCGGCTGATCACACCTCGATGAAAGACCCAGAATCGCAACTGAAAAAAGGCGATACTGCGAGTAAAGCCACGTTTAATCCATACCAATCATCTCAATCTACGACAGTTGGTGGTAATACAGATGCGGCTAGTGGTACTACGTTGATGAATGATATTGGGTTATCGACATTCGATTTCAATGAAGGTAGTGGCGGTATCGTGCCAATGGCGAGAGCAGGGGTAGCATTTGATGAAAAGACTGCAATCATAGACAAGAAGAAAGTAACCTGGGATAAAACCACACGAGCTTTTCAATTTCCAGGGGGTATGTCAGTAACTGATGTAATATCACAAACTGTTCTTAGTTCGTCTTACATACGAAATGCGATAGAAGAAGGTAAAAAGACCAATGGTATGGTCAAATACTTTATGATAGATGTTCAGGTAGAATTGCTTGAGTATGATATTGTAACAAATGACTTTGCTAAAAAAATAACATTTAGGGTTGTACCGTATTCAGTAGACCAAGCTATGTTTTCAAACCCAGCTGCCAATCTAACAGCAGAGCAACACATTAAACTGAATATTTGTAAAGGCTACGAATACATGTATACCGGTAAGAATACTGATATTCTCAAATTCGATATTGAGGTTAATAATCTGTTTTTCAAACCGATGAATCCATCAACCGAGCAAAACACTGGTAAAGGAACAAAAGCAAATCCAGATCAAGGTGGTATCGTCAACACGCCGATGAAACAAACCAATCTTCAAGTTGGTTCTAAACCTGAAAATTTAACAGACCTTCATGCACCGCTATTGAAAAACCCAGATGCAGTTGATTCTGGTATACAAGCAGGTGGTTCCGGTATAGAAACAACTGAGATGCAAATTGCAAAAGCCTACCATCAAGCATTTATTGACTCTGGTACGGCTGACATGGTTAAGTTGAATTTGGAGATATTAGGAGATCCATATTGGTTAAGTGATCACGGGATTGGAAACTATTATGTTGAAGAATCAACTGATTCGACATTAAAAACTAAAGATGGCACCATGAACTATCAGGATGCACAGGTATATGTTTATCTACGATTTAGATCGCCAATTGATGTTAATACAACATACAATGGCGGTGACTCACGTGGTTTGTATCTATTTGCTAGTGATGATGTTGCGATGAAAGAAAACGATTTTAGTGGAATCTACCGAGTAACAAGATGTGAAAGTATATTTTCTAGCAACGTTTTTAAACAAAAGTTGACATGCTTGAGACAACCAAAACTATCAGTTGATGCACCTAAAACTGGTAATGATACGACGAATAACGCAATGGTTAATTTGGGTGGGGATCAACCATTACCGTCTTCATTGAACGAACAAATGAATTTGGCTATTCCACCAGAAACCACTCCAACACCAACGGAACAAACAACCTCAACTGGGCAATCGTACAATATTATTGATCGATATAAACCAGAAGACAAGGCGAGAGTTACTAAAATGTTAAATTCACAACCAGGAAGTAACGATCCGTTGAGTATGGGAAGTGTTTTACCACAGCATACCACAACGTCATATAATGTTGATAACGGTACTAAAACTTAAGGACTACGATGGCAAATATTTCAAGACCAGCAGATCATACGCAAGGAGGAGCCAAGTTAGGTTCTGGTGTTTATGAAGCAAGGATTATCAATAACATAGATCCAACTTATATGGGTTGCTTAGAAGTTACATTGCTTAAATCTCAGGGAAATGAGATGGGTAATGAAAAACAATCATATAACGTAAAGTACGCATCTCCGTTCTTTGGGTACACAACACATGAACATATGGGTCAAAACACTGCTGATAAATCGTCTACAATAGATTCATTCAACGATACTCAGAAAAGTTATGGGATGTGGTTTGTTCCACCTGATATTGGTGTTACGGTTCTAGTTATTTTTGTTGATGGCGATGCGTCAAAAGGTTATTGGTTCGCCTCAGTACCAGCGAGATTTGCTAATCATATGGTTCCTGGTATTGCTGGGTCATCGATGGTTGACATGGACAAATCAGACTCCGGTTCGTTTGATACTAAAAGTCCATTACCCGTTGGCGAAGTCAATAGACGAGCCAATACTAAAGAACGAATCGCTGACCCAGAAAACATAAAAAAGGCATTACACCCAATGGCTGCCTGTTACTTGGAACAAGGATTAGTTGAAGATGATATCAGAGGCGTGACTGACAGTTCTAGCCGCAGAGAAGCTCCTAGTATGGTGTTTGGAATCTCAACCCCAGGACCACTCGATAGACGCAAAGGTGCTAAAAAAGCAAAGATTGGGTCTAATCAAAGCCAATCACCATCTGCAGTTCCAGTAAGTAGATTAGGTGGTACACAGTTTATCATGGATGATGGGCATGATGGTAAACGAAGAGAAGGACCAGCATCAACTGGACCAATGAAGTATGTAGACGTTGTTGCTAGCGGTGGTAAAGGTGATTCTAATATCCCATATAATGAGCATTTTAGAGTACGAACAAGAACAGGTCATCAAATCTTGATGCACAACTCGGAAGACTTGATTTACATCGGTAATGCCAGAGGAACTGCTTGGATTGAACTTACCAGTAACGGTAAAATTGACATTTATTCACGGGATTCTATCTCGATTCATACTGAAAATGATTTGAATATTCGGGCAGACCGCGATATTAACATGGAAGCTGGAAGAAATTTCAACTTAAGTGCTGGTGCAGATTCTGGTTTAGGTGGAATCCATATGGAAAGTGCTGGTAATACAACACTTTTGATTGGTGCAAATGGACAAATAACCACATCGGCCAATTTCGAAATAGCAAATGGTGGTAATCATATAGTCACTGCCAACCAGATACATCATAATGGAATTGAAGCAACACCGGTTGCAGCAATGAAAGTTCATGACAATCCATTGACTAGTTCAGGTAATGCTTGGAAAACTGATAGATATCAGGCTAAGAAACCATTACAAAGCATACTAAGAAGAATCCCAATGCACGAGCCTTGGTCTATGCACGAGAATTTAGATCCAACAAAGGTTGTACCAGATAAAACAGATATATCAAAGGAAGGGAAAAAACGTGGCGAGTAAACTCTATAATCAAACAACGGTTGCTACTAATACCGCATCTATGGGTGATATAAACAATGGTGCGTTCGTGTATAAAGGATTTTCAACCTTAAACGACTCAAATAATACACAAGCGTATGATATCAACTTGGTTAAACGAGATTTGATCAATCACTTTTATATTCGTAAAGGTGAGAAGTTAGAAAATCCAGCATTTGGAACTATTATTTGGGATATGTTATTTGAACCATTGACGACTCAAACTAAGAAACTGATCGCTGATGACGTACAAGCTATTGTTAATTATGATCCAAGAATGCAAGTTAACAGCGTATCTGTTACAACCACTGACCTGGGCATCCAGATCGCAGTCAATTTAACTTATTTGCCATTCAATGTCAATGAGCAGATGACTTTAAATTTTGATAAAAACAATGCAGTGATCGTTTAAAAACTGGGCAAACCGTTGGATAAATATAGTCATTAAGGAGTACTGATGACTACGACCACACGCCAAAACGATCTAATATTAAACGAGGATTGGACTAGAATATACCAAACCTTTAAGAATGCTGATTTCAAATCTTATGATTTTGAAAATCTACGCAGGGTAATCATTACCTATATACGAGAAAACTACCCGGAAGATTTCAATGATTACATTGAATCATCTGAATATATGGCATTGATTGATGCCATGGCGTTTCTCGGGCAGTCATTATCTTTTAGAATCGATTTAGCTAGTCGTGAAAACTTCTTAGAACTAGCAGAAAGAAAAGCAAGTGTACTCAGAATCGCACAGATGCTGAGTTATAAACCAAAAAGAAATAATGCAGCTAGTGGGTTGTTAAAATTCACTTCTATTACCACATCTGAAGAAATATTAGATAGTAATGGCAAAAACTTAGCACAGCAACTTATCACATGGAACGACCCAACCAATTCAAATTGGTATGAGCAATTCATCCTAGTGCTAAATTCAGCAATGACTCCTAATACTGAATTTGGTCGTAGTCAAGGTACAGCAACCATAGGTGGCGTAACAACAGACCAATATCGGTTTAATACAATCACAACTGATGTACCCATTTATTCTTATACCAAATCGGTTGCCGGTCGTACAATGGCATTTGAAATTGTCAGTACTTCATTCAAAAACAGCGAATCCATTTACGAAGAACAGCCATTGGCTGGTAATCAACTTGGTTTTGTTTACCGTAATGATGGTAGTGGACCAAGCAGTACAGATTCTGGTTTCTTCTTGCTGTTCAAACAAGGTAGTTTGGAACTAGCTGACTTTGCAATTGACGTGCCAACAACTAATGAAAAAGTAGCAGTTGATACTGCTAACATCAACAATGACGATATCTGGTTATTCGGGTTGAGTTCAACAGGTGCACAAACTAATCAATGGGCTCAGGTTGCCAACCTAGTTGGTAATAACATTGCGTATAATAGCATATCAAGAAGTGTTCGTAACATTTTCAGTGTAACAACAAAAGAAAACGATGCAGTTGATTTGATATTTGCTGATGGCGTTTATGGTAACTTACCACAAGGAAAGTTCAGATTGTTCTATCGAGTAAGTAATGGACTTACTTATTCAGTATCACCAACTGAAATGTCTGGTATTAACATAGCAGTTCCTTATGTTAATGCGGCTGGTGCTGCACATACTGTAACTGTCGGATTAGCATTGCAATCTACGGTTTCAAATGCATCTGCAACTGAAAGCGTGGATAGTATTCGTACCAATGCACCTGCTACTTATTATACACAAAACCGTATGATAACAGGTGAAGATTACAACTTAGCTCCACTTGCTAGTTCACAAGACATTTTAAAAATCAAAGCAGTTAACAGAACATCTAGTGGTATCTCAAGAAACTTTGAAATCATCGATGTTAGTGGTAAGTACAGTTCAATTAACGTATTTGCTGATGATGGTTTTATTTACAAAGAAGCAACCGAAAGAGCATTATCATTCAAGTTTAACAATAAACTCGACATTATTAACTTTATTAGAAAGTCAGTAGAACCCGCACTAGCTGGTACTGATGTTTATAACTTTTATCTTACTAAGTTCGCAAAAAAGACATTTGACACAGCTACACCAACAAATTGGGTTTTGAAAACAGCAGATGTCAATTTGTCAACTGGTTATTTTCAATTAGGTTCTGATATTAAACGTGTTGGCTTGTCGTATGGAACTGGAAACTTTGCTTATATTTCATATGGTGCAATGGTTAAGTTCACTGCAATCGCTGGTAAGGCATTCAAAAATGGGTTGATGGTAGACCTTGATCTCAATGACCCATTACAAACTGATAGAATTTGGGCAAAAGTCATCCGAGTAGTTGGTGATGGATCCAATGGTGGAGTTGGTGTATTAGCCAACGGAATGGGAACTATCTCGTTTAATGATGTAATACCAGAAGGTTCTATATTAACGCAAGTTGTTCCTAAACTAGTGAATGATCTACCGGTTGCATTAGAAACGGAAATGGTTAATCTAGCATTTGAAAACTTAAATTTTGGATTGCGATATTCAGTTGATGATGCCTCGTGGCATATTGTATCAGCATCAAATATTGATTTAACAAATAACTTTAGTCAATCTAATTCTGGTAATAGTTCAAATACAAATGTCGATGCCTCATGGATAATTGCGTTTGTTAAAGACGCGGATAGTTATTCAGTGAGAATACGAGCATTGGATTATGTATTTGGTAGTACTGCACAAAACCGATTCTATTTTGATTCACACGAAAAACGATACAACGATCAAGTTGGTAAGGTAATCAAAGATACAATTAAGATTCTTGGTATTAACACAGCCAGTAACTTAACAAGTCAGTTGAAGTCTGATATTCCATTTGAAATTAGTGACGTAGTTCAATATGATGATGGTTACGAAAGTAATGTTGAAGTAAAACTTGCATTTAGTGACAGTGACAGTGATGGCGTTATTGATAACCCAGATGCATTTGATATTATTGTCGGACCAGATACCACTCGTAATTATCTATTCTTTAAAGAAGTGCAGGATGGTGCGGGTAGTATTGTATTCGAGTTGGTTGATATTAAAGCCGAACCGATTGTTGTATTAGAAACTGAAAATGGTATTGATTTGTCATTGTATACTGATGGTCAACTCATTTACTTCTACACAGAAGCCGAAGATTATGTAAAACGAGTTAATCAAACTACTAAAACTTTAGTAATGGAAAGCACCTATAAAGCTAATATTGGTAGATCAGGATTGAAATTCCAATACTTGCACAATGCAAGTTCAAGCAGAAGAATTGATCCAAGCGTAAGTAACATCATGGACATTTCTATTATGACTCGTGCATACGATGAAGCATTTAGAACTTACTTAGCTGGTGGAACTACACTTGAACCAACGCCACCCAGTAGTGATATGCTTAGAATCAATTTTGGTTCTAAGTTAAATGCAATCAAATCAATCAGTGATGAGATTATCTACCACCCAGTTAAGTATAAAATCTTATTTGGTGCAACTGCTGATCCTAAATTA